CATATTCTATTGTAGAATCTGTATCTGAAAAATCTTTAACAATTAGTGGGATTACTACAGTATCTGGCATAAATGAAGGTGCTTTACCGATTTCTGATGTTTCAGTAAATGATTTTGCTATTTTAGCATCAAAGTTTCAACAATCATTTGATAACGCACTATTTACAATTTTACCAAAACCTTTCATTTCATCTGTAGATTTAAATAATTCAAGTTTAGTAATTAAGAAAGAATTTTCTATTACAATTACTGGTAATCAATCTAGCACTGTTACTGCAGATGCTAATGAGACATTCTTACCTTTTGATGAAGAAAGATATATTTTAATTAGATCTGATGGATCATTTGAAGTTTTAACTCAGGATAAGTTTGTATTTACAAATGGTTCAAAAGAACTGACTATTTTTGGTTTGGGTTCTAATGATGCTGAAGCAAGATTAATTGCAACATTATCAAAAGAAAAAATTACCCATAAAATAAAAAATAAAAATAGAATTAATTCCATCATTATTGATAAATCTAGAAATCCGCAGTCTGGTATTGGATCAACTACATCAAATGATGGTTTAGTGCATGGTAATTATCCATATGGAACTAGAGTACAAGATGAAGAACTATGTTTATTAGTTCCAGATATCACTAAAGTTTATGGTATTTTAGAATCTAGTGGTACAAGTGATCCTATTTTACCATCAATTAATTTTAATTCCATCAATAGTCCAACAAATACTACTAATGATCTATTGGTGGGAGAAGAATTTATTGGTAAAAGTAGTGGGGCTGTTTGTGTATATGTTAAAAAGAAAAATGATCTAAGCATAGAATTCACATACTTAACAGATAAAAAATTACAAGAAGGTGAAATAATATTATTTAAAGATTCTGGAATAACTGCAACTATTGGCACTCTAACATTTGGAGATAAAAATATTATTTCAGATTTCCAATTTGATTATGGACAAAAAGATACAATTTATGATTATGCAAAATTAAGAAGAAATACAAATACAAAAGCACCAACAAGAAGAATACGAGTTATTTTTGAAAGTGCTTCATATTCTGCATCTGATGATGGAGATATTACAACAATAAATTCATATAATCAATTTGATTATTGTACTATTACTTTTGCTAGGGAAAACGTTAATAATGGTGATATTATTGATGTAAGACCAAAAGTTTCCAATTATACTGTAAGTGAGTCTAGTTCAAGATCTCCATTTGAGTTTTTAGGTAGATCATTTAGTCAGGTATCAAATAGTGCTAAAAATATTTTAGCATCAGATGAATCTTTAGTAGTAGATTATTCTTATTATTTACCAAGAATTGATAGAATTTTCTTAACAAATGAAGGTGTATTTCAACTAAATCAAGGTGATCCATCAGAAATTCCACAACCACCTGCTGGAGTTGATGATGCTTTAGAAATAGCATCTATTTCATTACCAGCATACCTATGCGATGCTTCTAAAGTAACAATTAAATTAATGAATCATAAACGATATCAAATGAAAGATATCGGAAAACTTGAAGATAGAATTAAGAGTTTAGAATCAATAACTACTTTAAATCTACTAGAAACTAACACAGAAAACTTAAAAGTCAAAGATGTAAATGGTCTTGATAGATTTAAGTCTGGATTTTTTGTTGATGATTTTACATCAACATCATCTCAAAATAAATCTGGTATAGTAAAGAATTCAATTGACCCATCTCTTGGTGAATTGAGACCTGCTCCATTCACAACAGAAATTGATTTACAAATAGGATCAAAATCTTTAGTTGGAATTGGAACATCTGCAGATCCAACTAAAGATCCTAGATTTGTAACAGACTTGGTTGGTAATAATATTAGAAGAACTGGTCAATTAGTAACACTTGAGTATGAAGATGTAGTTAAAGTTCGAAATCTTTTTGCAACAAGAACTGAGAATGTAACTCCTTTTTTGATTACTCGATATAACGGAACAATCGAATTATTCCCTTCATCAGATACTTGGACAGATCAAGTTAGAACTGATGCAAAACGAGTAGAAATTGACAATTATACAGAAACAGAGCAGCAATTAATTGCTCAAGGATGGGATCCTCAAACTGGTTATAGTCCAGTAACTTGGGGTGCATGGGAGACTACTTGGACTGGATCTAGCACCACATATGAAAGTTATAATAATTATCATTATGGTCATTATGGATATTGGGGTTATCCTTACTATTATGGATATTGGAATTATCCTTACTATTATGGATATTGGGGTCGTAAATATTGGTGGAATTATGGATATGGATATTATTACTGGGGATATCCTTGGTATTACAATTATAGCACTACAACAATTGCAACTACAACAAATACTGGAATCGAAACCAGAGAGGGCACTCAGTTTAAATTAAGTGAAAAAATTGACACATTCTCTCAGGGAGATTCTATTATTGCTACAGATTTCATTTCTTATATGAGATCTAGAAATATAGAATTTACTGGAAAAAGATTTAAACCATTAACACAAGTATATGCATTCTTTGATGGAGAAGATGTTAGTTCATATATTATACCAAAACTATTAGAGATCTCTATGATTTCTGGGACATTTGAGGTTGGTGAAACAGTAATCGGAACCATGTTGAATTCATCTACAAATGAAAATCCAGTTTCTGGAGAAGTATTAAATCAATTTGTATGTAGATTAGCAACATCTAATCATAGATATGGCCCATACAATGAACCAACTGATATCTTTATTACAAATCCATACAATTCAGAGTCAACAACCAATTTACCATCAGATTATTCTTCCACTTCAGAAATTCTTAATATAGATACATACTCTTTATCTGAGCAAGCACAGGGTGATTTCTATGGATATATTCAAACTGGTATGATTTTAAGAGGACAATCTAGTGGTGCAGAAGCAACAATTACAAATATTAGATTGTTTACTGATAGTGTAGGAACCATCATTGGTTCATTCTTTATTCCTAATCCTAATGTACCATCAAATCCAACATTTGAAACTGGAACAAAAACATTTAGATTAACTAGTAGTTCTGTAAATTCATTAATTGATGGTATTACAACAACTAGTGCTGAAGAAAATTATTATGCCCAAGGAATATTAAATACAATTCAAGAAACTATAGTATCTGTTAGAAGTGCTAGAATTGAATCCGAAACTTTAACTGAAAGTAGAGATATTTCAGAAACAACTACATCTACATCAACTGCAATAAAAAATATTTGGGGAAATACTATTCATACCTATGCTAATGGTGAGTTTGGTTATTGTTATTGGGATCCTCTTGCACAATCATTCTTCGTATCCGAAAAAGGTGGAGTATATATTACTAAGGTAGATCTATTTTTTAGAACAAAAGATGTAGAAACACCAGTAGTAGTCCAACTTCGTCCAATGTCAAATGGTGTACCAAAGACAGACGTGCATCCATTTAGTGAGGTAGTTGTCGAACCAAAAGATATTAATTTGTCTGAGGATGGATCGGTATCTACAACAATTACATTCCCATCTCCAGTATATTTAAAAGGTGACTCTGAACATGCTTTAGTATTGCTTTCACAATCAAATGAATATAATGTTTGGATTTCTAGATTGGGAGAAATTGATGTCACAACACAGAATCTACCAGAGTCTCAACAAGTAGTTGTTACCCAACAACCACTTTTAGGATCTTTATTTAAATCTCAAAATGGTTCTACATGGGATCCAAGTCAATATGAAGATTTGAAATTTATACTTTACAAGGCAAAGTTCTCTACTCAACCAGGTGATTTTAATTTTTACAACCCAATATTAAATGTTGGTAATAAGCAAGTTGCAAACTTACTTATAAATCCACTACTCTTTAATTCTAAAAAAATTAAAGTATCATTATCATCTACTATTACAGATTCTGATTTAAAATTTGGAAATACTATAGTACAGCAAGGTTCTAATGCCAGTGGTAATTATGTTGGCGTTGCTGGATCTGCATTTGGAACACTTAATGTTATTAATAGTGGTATTGGATACTCTGATGGATATTATACAAATGTTCCATTAATTAATGAAACTGGACTTGGTAAAGATGCAACTGCAAATATTACAATTTCTTCTGGATCTATAGTTTCACTTGGAGCAACAATTTTATTGGGTGGTTCAGGATATCAAGTTGGAGATATTGTAACAGTTTCCAATATTGGTGGTAGTACTATTGGTAGAAATATACAATTATCAATTTCTCAATTGAAAGGAAATAATGAAATTATATTGGATAATGTGCAGGGCAACTTCCAAACAGGAGTTGGTAAAACTATTCAATATGAAAGTTCAGTAATTGGTGTCGGATCTACAGATCTGAATGGAACAGGATCTAATGTATTAATAACCTCCATTACAAATTATAATGAAGAGTCTGATGGATTACATATCCGTGTAAATCATAAAAATCATGGTATGCATTCGGGATCTAATATGGTTTCAATTAGAAATGTATATTCAGACAAAAGATCAACATTCTTATCAATAGATTATTCAAATGTATCTTCTGATGATATTACACTAACTAATATGTTTATTAATCCAGAAACTGGATTAAGTGATTTTGCAGTATTTGAAAACGTATTAGTATCTGAAAATAATCCAGGTTATATTTTAATTGATGGTGAAATTATTGCATACACTGGAGTAAATGGAAATAATCTAACAGGAGTAACAAGATCTATAGATCAAACAAATGCATTTTCATATAATGCCGGAACACCAGTGTTTAAATATGAAAATAGTGGTATATCTTTGAGAAGAATTAACAGAATACATTCTTTACAGGATGCTGATGTTTCAAGACCAAGAGGATTAGATTATTATTACATTAAACTTGATATGAGTTCTTTAGATAAAGGATCTATAGCGGAAAATGGTGCAAATGGATTAGTTGATAGAAGTTCTGAAATCAATTATCCAAAACTTTATATTAATGAGACAAAATCTTCTGGTGGAGTTAATGTTTTAGCAACACAAAATATTCAATTTGAAGTTGTTAGACCAGTCATACAAAATGTTAAACTGTCTAATACTAGTATGACTGCTAGAATTAGGACTATTAGTGGAACAAGTATTGATGGATTTGAGACATCATTCTTAGATCAAGGATATGAAAATATAAGTTTAGATTCCAATACTTATCTATCATCTCCAAGACTAATTGCATCAAAAATTAATGAGGATAATTTATTAGGTGATCTGCCAGGTAAAAAATCATTTACTTTTAATTTACAATTGAATACATCTGATGAAAATATTTCTCCTGTTGTAGATTTGGATAGAATAGGAATTGTTTTAACTTCTAATAGAGTTAATAAAGCAATTGATAATTATATCACTGACTTTAGAACATCTAGCATAAACAATGACCCATCATCATTTGTATATGCAACAGATTCTATCACTCTGAATGTCCCTGCATCCTCAATAAAAATTTATGTGAGTGCTCATGTAAATCAATTTAGCGATATTAGAGCTTTCTATGCAATTATGAAGGATACTAAAGAGGAATCAACATACTATCCATTCCCAGGTTATAATAATATTATCAAAACTGGACAAGTAATTGATATTTCTCAAAGTGATGGTACACCTGACTTTATTGTTGAAAATACAGATGGTTTAGGAACAATTAATGGTGAACTGGACTATAGGGATTATGAATTTACAATCGACAATCTGCCTGATTTTAGACATTTTAGTATCAAATTAATTGGAACTTCAACAAATCAAGCATATCCTCCAAGATTTAGAGCACTAAGAGTAATTGCATTAGCATAATCATTATGGAAAATTTACATAGCAACCTTCCATTTTCAATTGTGGAAGGTTATAAAAATTTAATAAGAGATGAAAAAACAAAGGCAATTTTAAATACAAACTTAAATGAATATGAAAATTATAAAAAAATGAAAGAAATTAAGAATGAAGAAGTTGGTAGAATTAATAATCTTGAAGAAGACTTAAATAATATTAAAAACGATATTGATGAAATCAAATTATTATTGAGGACTATTGCAAATGGATCCAAATAAAATATCACTGTCAAATATGAATAAGTTATTTGAATATGAAAAGATATCTAGAGATATAGATAGTATAGATGATATTACTGAATTAAGATCAATTGCAAAATCTTACATTAAATTATATTTGAAACAACAAGAAGTAATAGCAGAATTCTAATGGCAAAACCATCAACAAGACAAGGACTTATTGATTATTGTTTGAGAAAATTAGGTGCACCAGTTTTGGAGATTAATATTGCTGAAGAGCAAATCGATGATCTTGTAGATGATGCTTTACAACTTTTTCAGGAAAGACATTTTGATGGTGTTTATCCAACATTTTTAAAATATCAGATAACTCAACAAGATATTGATAGAGGAAGAGCAAAAGGAATTGATGGTGTTGGTATAGTTAGTACTTCGACATCTTCAAATATTGATGGATCAAATATATCTTTTAATTACTATGAAAATAGTAACTATTTACAAGTTCCTGATCATGTAATTGGTATTAATAAAGTATTTCATTTTGAAGGGTCTAATTCCATTTCAAGTGGAATGTTTAGCGTAAAATATCAATTATTTTTAAATGATATTTATTATTGGGGATCAGTTGAACTATTGACATATGCGATGACAAAGACATATTTGGAAGATATTGACTTTCTATTGACAACTCAAAAACAAATTAGATTTAATAAAAGGCAAAATAGATTATATTTGGATATTGATTGGTCTAGTGTTAAAGTGGGGCAATATTTGGTAATTGATTGTTATAGAATGATGAATCCAAATGATTATTCTAATGTTTGGAATGATTCTTTTTTAAAGCAATATTTAACTGCATTGATAAAAAGACAATGGGGACAAAATTTAATAAAATTCCAAGGAGTAAAACTTCCTGGAGGAGTTGAATTAAATGGTAGGCAATTATTTGATGATGGTCAGCGAGAACTTGAATCAATAGAACAAAAAATGACTTCTACTTACGAATTACCACCATTAGATATGATTGGATGATAAATTATGTTAAATCCATTTTTTCTCCAAGGATCTAAGTCAGAACAAAATTTAATACAAGATTTAGTAAATGAACATCTAAAAATATATGGTGTTGATGTATACTATCTTCCAAGACGTTATGTTACTGAAAAAACAGTTATAAAAGAAGTAATAGAATCAGAATTTTCAAATGCTTTTCCTATTGAAGCTTACTTAGACACATATGAGGGATATTCTGGACAAGGAACAATTTTATCAAAATTTGGAATTCAAGAACTTGACGATTTAGTATTAATAATATCAAAAGAAAGATATGAAAATTATATTGAACCATTAATAAAAAATATACCAGATATAAAATTATCAGATAGACCTAAAGAAGGAGATTTAATCTATTTTCCTTTAGGAGACAAATTATTTGAAATTAAATATGTAGAGCATGAAAAACCTTTTTATCAACTACAAAAAAATTATGTTTATGAGTTAAGATGTGAACTCTTTAGATATGGTGATGAAATTGTTGATACTAGTATTGATTTTATTGATGATAATACATCAGAGGAAGGATATATTCAAACATTACAAATGGTTGGATTTGGATCAACAGCTTCTGCAATAACTTCGATTGTTAATGGTGGAGTTACATATGTTTCAGTTACAAACAGGGGATCTGGATATACATCTGCACCATCTGTTATATTTTCTTTACCTTTACAACCAGTACCACCATCAATAATACCTCCAAATGAAAAATCTAGAGCTACAGGAATAGCTACAATGATTTCTGGAATTGTGGATTTGTGTGAAACTGATTCGAATTTATTAAGAGTTCAAGGTGTAAATATTATAAACCCAGGATTTGGATACACTACACCACCTATGGTCAATTTTATTGGGGGTGGAGGATCTGGTGCTGAAGCAAAATCTTATATTGGTGATGGTGTTGTTGGAATCATAACAGTTACTGATGGTGGAAGTGGGTACTCTACTCCTCCATTAGTAACTTTTTCTTCTCCTGGAATTGGAACTACAGCACTAACAATAACAGCTACTGGATATGCCTTAATTAATTCTTCAGGATCAGTTACTGGAATATATCTAACTAATTCTGGATTAGGATATACAGTTTCACCTACAATTACAATTTCAAGTCCACAAACAATAGTTGGATCTGGATCATACTTATTTAATGAAACTGTGGTTGGATCATCAAGTGGAGTAACTGCAAGGGTTAAATCTTGGAATATTGTTAAAAATATTTTAGAAGTTTCAAATATTGATGGAATTTTTACTCCAGGAGAAATTTTAGTTGGTCAAAAATCTGGTTCAAATTACTTATTAAAAACTGTTTTTACGGATAATCTTTCAGATAACCTTTCAAATGACAATTATAATGGAAAAGATAAATATGCCGATAACAATCAAATAGAAATAGAGTCAGATTTAATATTGGATTTTAGTGAAAAAAATCCTTTTGGAACACCTTAATCTGTTAAATAAGTAAAGACTATTTTCTAATAACATGTTTGAATATTTTTACAACGAAATTTTTCGTAGAACAATCATTGGATTTGGTACATTATTTAATCAAATTGAAATAAAAAAAGTAGATGAATCTGGAAATACTTCTTCTATAATTAAAGTTCCTTTAGCATATGCTTCTACACAGAAATTTCTTGCTAGACTTGAGCAACAATCTGATTTAAATAAACCAGTTCAAATATCATTACCAAGAATGTCATTTGAAATGGTTGGTTTATCATATGATTCCCAAAGAAAGTCTACAACTACTCAAACATTTGTTTCAAAATCAACATCAAATTCTAAAGAAGTAAAAAAGACTTATTTACCAGTACCTTATAATATGTCTTTTGAGTTATCAATTTATACTAAACATAATGATGATATGCTGCAAATTGTTGAGCAAATTTTGCCATACTTTCAACCAGCATATACTTTAAGTATTAATTTAGTAGATACTATTGGAGAAAAAAGAGATATACCTATTATCTTAGATAGTATTAATATGGAAGATAATTATGAGGGAGATTTTTCTGAAAGAAGGGCTTTAATATACACTTTAAGATTTACTGCAAAAACTTATGTATTTGGTCCTGTTTCAAAAGATGTTACAACAGATATTGTCAAAAAAGTTTCTATTGGATTTGTTGCAGATGGATCAACTAGAGATGTTACTTATTCATCTCAACCTGTTGCAACTAAAAATTATACAGGTACTGTAACAACTATTTTGGAGTCTGATATTCAAATTGGAGATACTACTATTGAAGTTGTAGATTCTTCAACTATTGAAAATAATTCATATATTACTGTTGATAATGAAACTATGCAAATTTTAAGCAAAGATGGAAATAAATTAAATGTTATAAGAGGATCTTATAACACAGAAATATCCATTCATGTTTCCGGAACAAATGTTTATAAAATTACTGAAGAAGATAATAGTTTAATCGAATTTGGGGATAATTTTGGTTTTGGTGGATTTGACATAATTTGAGGTAATACTTATGGATAAAAGTTTTGAACAACTAGACAATATTTTTAATGTATCTTCAGATATTGTAGATTCATCTATAGAATCAGAAAATAACTCTAAAATTACTATTAACAAAGAATTAGAAAAAAATAAATTAAAAACTGATGATATTGAAAAAGATTATGAATACACTAGAGGTAATTTATATTCAATAATTGAGAAGGGACAAGAAGCAATAAATGGTGTTCTTGAACTGGCACAAGAAACAGAATCTCCAAGAGCATATGAAGTTCTTGGACAATTAATTAAAAATGTATCAGATACTACAGATAAACTATTAGATCTTCAGAAAAAAATTAAGGATATTGATGAAAATAATGGATCTAAGGGTCCAACAAATGTTACAAATGCTCTCTTCATTGGATCAACAGCGGAATTATCTAAACTACTAAAACAGCAGAAAAATGTTGAAGAAAGTCAATAAAAGTATAAATATTAAAAGATTCAAGTAGAATATTGTACTATGTCATCAAATAAATCCGATCATGAATATTCTATGGCAAGGTCTGAACTTGCTACTATTGAAAAAGCAGTAAAAAGATTAAAGTCTAAAATGAAGGGTGAAGGAAATATTGAGGCATGGGTACAATCAAAAATTACCAGGGCAGCAGATTACATTGATACGGCAGCAGACTATCTAGAAAGTGGAGAGCATGACGTGGAAGAATCATGGAAACCCGAAAAAATAGATCCAAGAGATATTAGAAAGTCTAAGCGTTCAGCATCAGTTAGAGCTCTTACTCAAAGCCCTAATCCCAACGAAGCATCAGTAGCACAACAAAAAAGAAAAGATCCAAGTCTTCCTTTAGTAAGGACTGGAGATACTAAAATTAGAAATATAAATGCTGGATATGAATCCACATTAGTAGATAAAATTCTACAAGAAATTGAAGAAGAAAGTGAAGGTCTCTGGAAAGCTATAGAAAAACGTAGAAAAGCAGGTAAACCCCGTAAGAAACCAGGTCAAGAAGGATATCCAAAAACTCTTGATATTGAAGAAGGTCTAAAGAAAGCACGCAAAAATGTTGGTGCTTCTAAGTGTTGGACTGGATATAGAGCAAAAGGAACTAAGATTGAAGATGGTGAAGAAGTTCCAGACTGCAAAAAAGAAGATATCACTATTGAAGATGCAAATGGAAATACTTTTGCTGAAATAATTGATTTAGTTGTAACAGAAAATCATGATGAAGAAAAATATTGTAAAAAATGTAAGAAAAAAGAAAAAAGAAGTGAGTGTAAATATGGACCAGAAACTTGGGATAAAATGACAGATGATGATTCTGATGATGTTAATGAGGCAGTAAGAATGCCATCGAAAACTGGTAATATTATAATGGTTAATTTGACTTGGAGAGGTAAGTATTATGGGGCAAAATTATTTTTTCCATTTACTAAAATGCCAAGTAGGAAAGAAGTTCAATCTGAAATTGAGAAAATTTATCCAGGATCAAGAGTTTATAGTTTTAGACTTTGTGAATATGAACCAGGTCAACCAGTTATTCAAGTAACCGAGGAAGAAAAAAAAAAATTAAACGATCCAATTAGAACTCCAGGTGAAAATAAAAAATTTAAAGTTTATGTAAAGGATTCTTCTACTGGGAATATTAATACAGTGAGATTTGGTGATCCAAATATGGAAATTAAAAGAGATGATCCAAAAAGACTAAAGGCATTTAGATCTAGACATGGATGTGATACTCCTGCAGCAAAGGACAAAACTACTGCGAAATATTGGTCTTGCTATCAGTGGAGAAAAAATAAAAAAGTAGATAATTAATTTTAGGAGTTTATTATGTCTAATGACGTTTATCTTGGCAATCCTTTACTTAAAAAAGCAAATACCCCAATAGAATTTACAGAAAGTCAAATTCTAGAATTTGTTAAGTGTGAAGAAGATCCAGTTTATTTTGCAAATAACTATGTTAAAATTGTTTCTCTTGATGAAGGACTAACACAATTCAATCCATATCATTTCCAAGAAAAATTGATTCTTAGATTTCATAAGAATCGTTTTAATATATGTAAGATGCCTAGACAGACTGGCAAAAGTACCACTGTTGTATCTTATTTGCTTCATTATCTTATTTTTAATGATAGTGTAAATATTGGAATTCTTGCTAACAAAGCAGCAACTGCCAGAGAACTTCTTGGAAGATTGGCAACTGCTTATGAAAATCTTCCCAAGTGGATGCAACAAGGTATTATTTCTTGGAATAAAGGTTCTATTGAACTTGAAAATGGGTCTAAAATACTTGCTGCTTCTACATCTGCTTCTGCAGTTCGAGGAATGTCTTTTAATATCCTCTTCCTCGATGAATTCGCTTTCGTTCCAAACCATATTGCAGACTCTTTCTTTGCATCTGTTTATCCAACGATTACATCTGGTAAAAATACTAAAGTAATTGTTGTATCTACTCCGCATGGTATGAATCACTTCTACCGAATGTGGCATGACGCAGAAAAAGGTAAAAATGAATATGTTCCAACAGATGTTCATTGGACAGAAGTTCCTGGTAGAGATGAAGAATGGAAAAAGCAAACTATTGCAAACACTTCAGAACAACAATTTAAGGTTGAGTTTGAATGTGAATTTTTAGGATCAGTTGATACTCTTATTAGTCCAAGTAAGTTGAGATCTTTAGTTTATGATAATCCAATTAAGAAAAATGCAGGTCTTGATATATACCAAGAATCAAATCAAAATCACGATTATTTAATTACAGTTGATGTTGCTAGAGGAGTTAGTGAAGATTATTCGGCCTTTATAGTTTTTGATATTACAGAGTTTCCACATAGAATTGTGGCAAAATATCGAAACAATGAAATAAAACCAATGTTATTTCCTAATATTATATACGAAGTAGCAAAAAATTACAATAGTGCTTATATTTTGTGTGAAGTTAATGATATTGGAGATCAAGTTGCATCGTTACTTCACTACGATTTAGAATATCAAAATGTTCTTATGTGCTCTATGCGTGGTAGAGCCGGTCAAATTGTTGGTCAAGGATTTTCTGGAAAAAAAACTCAACTTGGAGTTAAGATGTCCAAAACCGTAAAAAAAGTTGGATCACTTAATTTAAAAACAATCATTGAAGAAGATAAAATGATCTTTAATGATTATGATATCATATCAGAACTTACCACATTTATCCAAAAAAATAATTCATTTGAAGCAGAAGAGGGATGTAATGATGACCTTGCAATGTGCCTCGTAATATATGCATGGTTAGTTGCCCAAGATTATTTTAAAGAGTTAACAGATCAAGATATTAGAAAAAGATTATACGAGGAGCAAAAAAATCAAATAGAACAAGATATGTCTCCATTTGGTTTTATTGTTGATGGTATTAGTGATACAGATTCATTTGTAGACGATAATGGTGATAGGTGGTATACAGATGAATATGGTGATATGTCTTATATGTGGGATTATCGATAATGGAGTTAGATGATCAAATAAAATTTGGACATTTACTTTTTCATGATAGAAAATGTCGAACTTGCGGAGAAACTAAAAATTTACTAGATGGATTTTATAGAACAAGAAAGGATAAGGGTATTGTTGCTTCTTCATATTCTTATGAATGCAAAGAATGTACTATAAAAAGAATAACAATTAGTAAAACGTCATCCAATATTTTTAATAGATGGGAATATCCTGATTGGTAAATAATCACGTCATATTTCCCCCATGTAAATTGCTTTTTTAATAAATATTTTTTAGATAAACTGAGATTACGGAGAAAAACATGGCGACTCCTCAATTATCTCCCGGAGTACTTACCCGAGAGGTTGATTTAACTGTAGGAAGAGCTGATAATGTATTGGATAATATTGGAGCAATTGCTGGGCCTTTTGCAATTGGGCCAGTAGATGATCCAATTGATATTGCTACAGAAAGTGAACTAATAAAAGTATTTGGTAAGCCTAGCAATAATGATGGTCAATATGAATATTGGATGAGTGCTTCATCTTACCTTTCATATGGTGGAGTTCTGAAAGTTGTAAGAACTGATGGAAATTTAGTAAATTCAAATAGTGGTAAATCGGGTATTATTACTGATTCATCGGTTGGAGATGATGAATTAAAAATTAAAAATTTCGATGATTATGAGTCAAATATTGCAATATCAGATAATGTATCATTCATATTTGCAGCAAAAAATCCAGGATCTTGGGCAAATGATTTAAAAGTTGCACTTATTGATGATAAGGCAGATCAAATTTTATCAGGAATTAATACAGGAACTTCTGGTTTTGTAACTGAAATTTCTAATAGGTCTGGTACTATTGTTGGTGGAGCAAATACTATTGGACTTACTACAAGTCTTATACAGTTAGGACAAGAAGTTCAATGTGATATTTCCGGTGTAATTTCTTTAGGAACAACAGTTACTGCTATTGGTGAAGGAGTAATAACCATCTCAAGTAGTTCAAATGCTGTTTCTGATGTAACTACTACATTTGATTTTGGATCAACCCAAATAACAGGATCTATTGAAGTTGGATATGGAGTAACAACTTCTCTGTCAAATGTACCTTCTGTAGGAGTTGGTACAACTTCAACTTTTAGTGGATATTTAAAGGCAATTGTTACTGGCGTGGGTCAAAGTAGCGTTGATGTAAAAATTACATCTTTAGTCGATTTAGATGGAAATGAAACAGAAGTTACATATGCACAAAGATCTCAATTAAAATCATTTAGACCAAATAATCAAGTAAATATAATCAATTCTAATGGAAATAAGGTTGCAGATTCAACTTTGACTTCAACTGATGTACTTGATTGGTATGATCAACAAACAATCCAACTATCAAATACTAAAATTTTCTGGAAGTCTATTGCACCAAAACCAGTAACTAATCAATATGCTTTAGAAAGAAATGGAAAAAATGATTCATTACATGTTGTAGTAATTGATGATAAAGGATCGATTACTGGTATTCAAGGAAATCTACTTGAAAAACATTTAAATCTATCCAAATCATTTGATGCAATTTCCTCAGTAAATTCTCCACAGAAAATTTTCTATAAAAACTACCTTGCACAATATTCAGAATATATCTATGCAGGTAATGATATTTCAGATGGACAAGAAGAAGCAGTATATCCATCAGGATTTAGTTCTGGGTTTGTAGGGATAAACACTGCAAGTGGCCTTTGGAATCAAAACGCACAAAGTGTTTCTTTTAATTCTGTAGGTAACTTACTTTATACACTAAAAGGTGGAAAAGATTATTCTGGAACTGATAATATTGGAGGAATGTCAGTTGAACTTGGCGATTTAATGACCTCATATAGATTATTCTTGAATAGAGATCAGGTTTCAGTTGATTATTTAATTATGGGTCCTGGTCTTACCAATAAATTAGATTCTCAAGCAAAGGCTCAAGAACTAATTTCAATAGCAGAACAAAGAAAAGATTGTATAGCAGTAATCTCACCACATCGTTCAGATGTTGTTGATATATCAAACACTGAAGATCAAACTGACAACGTTGTTGAGTTTTTCTCACCGCTTTCGTCTTCATCTTATGCCGTATTTGATAGTGGATATAAGTATGCATATGATCGTTTTAACAATAGATTCCGTTATATTCCATGCAATGCAGATGTTGCTGGATTGATGGTAAGAACCTCTGTGTTCTCTTATCCATGGTTCTCTCCTGCAGGACAACAAAGAGGAGTTTTAAATAGTGCAATTAAACTTGCATACAATCCAACTAAAGCACAAAGAGACAGACTTTATTCATCTAGAGTTAATTCTATCATTAACCAACCTGGCATAGGAATTCTACTCTTTGGTGATAAGACAGCACTAGGATATGCATCTGCTTTTGATAGAATCAATGTTCGCCGCCTGTTCCTAACTGTTGAGCAAGCACTAGAAAGAACTGCTCAAGCTCAACTGTTTGAATTAAATGACGAAATAACTAGAGCAAACTTTGTTAATATTGTTGAACCATATCTTCGTGACGTTCAAGCAAAAAGAGGTCTTTATGGATTTCTTGTAGTTTGTGACACATCAAACAATACCCCCGATGTCATTGATAATAATGAATTTAGAGCAGACATTTATCTGAAACCAACAAAATCAATTAATTATGTAACTCTATCATTTGTTGCAACTAGAACTGGTATTAGTTTTGAAGAAGTTGCCGGAACAGTTTGATTCATTATTTAAATTAATTACAAAAGGAGGAATTATCAATGGCTTCTATTAAAAGTTTATCCCAATTTAAGTCTGCGCTAATTGGTGGAGGTGCAAGACCCAATTTATTTGAAGTTGAACTAACTTTTCCCACTGGAATAAATCAATTAGTTCAAGCTGATGGTGGGTCAGAATTTGACTTAGAAAATTTTAAATTCATGTGTAAAGCAGCTGCACTACCAGCATCTAATGTTGCTTCTATAGATGTTCCATTTAGAGGAAGAACTTTAAAAGTTGCTGGAGATAGAACTTTCGATACTTGGACTATTACTGTTATTAATGACGAAAGTTTTTCTCACAGAAGATCATTTGAAGCATGGATGCAGAATATTGCTCAATATTCTGACCATACTGGACTTACAGATCCAGGAGACTATATGGCAACAGCTGTAGTTAGACAATTAGGTAGAGGATCTGTAAATAGAGAATCTGGTACTGGAAGTGGTGGAAATGCAAATGTTCTTGCACAGTATAAATTTTATGATATTTTTCCAACTAATATTGCAGCAATTGACCTTTCATATGATACTTCTGACGCAATTGAGGAATTTACCGTTGAATTCCAAATTCAATTCTTTGCTCCAGAACCAGTTAGTTAATAACTAAATAGTAAAAGCAACTCAAATTAAACTTTAATAATGACAAGATTATTTGGATTTTCTATTGAGGATAATCAACCTCAACCCAAATCAGTAGTATCCCCTGTCCCCGAAAATAACGAGGATGGGGTTGATTACTATCTAACTAGTGGATTTTTTGGTTCATATGTAGATATTGAAGGTGTATATAAAACTGAACATGATTTAATTAAACGCTATCGTGAAATGTCACTTCATCCTGAAGTAGACAGTGCTATAGAAGATATTATTAATGAAGCTATCGTATCAGATACTTATGATACACCTGTAGAAATTGAACTTTCAAATTTAAACGCAAGTGACGGAATTAAAAGAAAAATAAGAGAAGAATTTAAATATATTTTAGAACTTTTAGATTTTAATAAAAAATCACACGAAATTTATAGAAATTGGTATGTGGATGGAAGACTATATTATCATAAAGTAATTGATATGAAAAATCCACAGGAGGGTATACAAGAACTTCGTTATATTGATGCCCTTAAAATGAGATATATACGTCAAGAAAGAAAAACTAACAAAGATAATTATAAATTAAATTCATCTAAAGACGATCCCTTAAGTAACAGTTTTCCAAAAATTGACGAATATTTTCTTTATACTCCAAAGCAAAATAGTCAATATGGATCCGATGCAAGTTCAAATTCAGGGATAAAAATTGCAAAAGATTCCATAGCATATTGTTCTTCTGGACTAGTAGATAGAAATAAAGGTTCTGTTTTATCTTATTTACATAAAGCAATCAAAGCACTCAATCAACTCCGCATGATTGAAGACAGTCTTGTTATCTATAGATTGTCTCGTGCTCCAGAACGTAGAATTTTTTATATTGATGTCGGCAATCTTCCAAAGGTAAAGGCAGAGCAATATCTCCGTGATGTTATGATGCGTTATCGTAACAAACTTGTATATGATGCATCAACTGGAGAAATTCGTGACGATAAAAAGTTCATGAGTATGCTTGAAGATTTTTGGCTTCCTCGCCGTGAAGGTGGTAGAGGAACTGAAATTACTACACTTCCTGGTGGTCAAAATTTAGGAGAAATTACAGATATTAATTATTTCCAAAAGAAACTTTATAGATCATTGAATGTACCATCAACTAGAATAGATGGAGAAGGTGGATTTAATTTAGGAAGATCTTCAGAAATTCTAAGAGATGAATTAAAATTTACAAAATTTGTAGGAAGATTAAGAAAAAGATTTTCAAATATTTTTAGCGATATTCTTAAGACGCAATTAATTTTGAAAAATATTATTGCTCCGGAAGATTGGGAATCAATGTCTGAACATATTCAATATGATTTCTTATATGATAATCATTTCTCAGAGCTAAAAGAGGCAGAACTATTGACAGAAAGATTAAATCTTGTTGCTACTGCAGAACCTTATATTGGAAAATACTATTCTCAAGATTATGTAAGAAGAAAAATTCTTCGCCAAACAGATGAAGAAATTGTTGAACAAGATATGATTATCCAAAAAGAAATTGAATCTGGAAAAATCCCAGATCCAAATGCACCTATTGATCCAGAAACTGGACAACCTATTGATAATAATATCAATGGAGAATCTGGACAGGTTCCAATTGAACCTGAAATTGATGGTTCATCAGTAGAACCTCCCAAAGGTGGCAAAATATAAATAACTGAAGATTATTTTTTTTTTTAATAACATGGACGATTTAATGAATATGATTATTGCTGATGAATCACCATCACAAATAAGCGATAAAATTAAAGATATTTTATTCTCAAAAGCTTCTGAAAAAATTGAAGGATTGAGACCATCTGTTGCAGATACAATTTTTAATTTAGATCAAGAAAAAACAGAAGATTAATATGAAATCTTATAAGCAGTTTATCAGCGAATCAGTAAATATTTCTGGAGATTTTAAAGGAAATCTTTACATAAATTCTCAACCAGAAAAACACCAAGTTAGTCAAGTTGGCGAAGAATATGTCGCTGATATTCTGTGGAAAGGAAGTTTATATAGAATGGAATTATCAACAGAATCTGGTATACCATCAAATAGAGATTTAGGTGAACAACTTCAAAATGAATATCCTGGAGCAGTTGTTCATCAAATTTATCCAAAAATAGAAAAAAATATTAATATTAAAGATATAAAAAGATATCACCCATCAAAGTTAGAATGGATTGAGTAATTAATGGCACAGTGGAATATACAAACTCAAGATTATCTAAATCAAGAAAGGAGTTTATTTGAAGTTTTTAATGTAGCAACAAAAGATGGAGAACAGGTAAGCGTAGATAATCCCTTTCCAGTGTCTCTTGGAAGTTCAAGTATTACTATTAATGGTGATGTTGTTATTCCTGGTTCAGTTGAAATCAGTAATGATGAGGGAAGCCCTATCCC